ACCAATCCTGAACGTAAACCCCGGAAATTTTATCCTCGCTTTTTACAACTCGAACACCGAGTACGCCTCAGCGATTAACACAGCTGCCGCCTCGGTAAATTCTTGGCCACTGGCACGATCAGAACAATTCCTAGGTAACACGATCAGCCTGCCTGCTGGCTTCGATGTTGTCTGTGATGAGACAGCCCGCAACTGGAAGATCCAGTGCGACTTGGAAGAGTGGGTTCTTTCCGTAGATGCCGCCAGCCTTGACGTGACAGCTATCGGCGAAACCTTCGGGGAAAACATCAAATCAATTGTGCGTGGTGCGGGCAGCCTGCAATTCCAAGCAGAGAGCAGCTTGAATGAAAACGAAGAGTCCGGCCTTTCCGTCCTCCGCTTGGTACTACTCACTCAAAACCAATGCAACTCCCGAGCACGTTTCTACATCTACAAAAACCGCACAGGGTATAACCAACAGCCCGACGGCTCGGTCTATTACGAGTGCGACATTTTGATGACCAACACACGAATCAGCACGCGCCCCACCGAGGTGATCACTGGAACAGCAGATTTCGTGGCCACCTCGGAAATTAAGGTACGAGTGCTGCCGGTTTAGGCTGCCGCTACAATCAAGACACGAAGCAGAACTTAGACGTGACTAATCTCGGGTTTGCTGGTGACAGCGGCTCTCTGAGCGACATCAATGCAACTCAAGGTGAGTTTCGCTCTCAGATTGCTGCACTGAACGACATGATGCGGCAGGTGGTGGGTAACGCCGCCGTATCCGCAGGCAACACCGCCCAAGCAGACCCCCTCAACGCCCCCTTCACACTGTATGTAAACCCCTACACAGGTAGCGACGAATTCGTAGGTGGGGCATATAACGACTTTGAAACGGGGGTAACTCAAGCTGAGATTATTGAGTCCAAACTTAAGCGTCTTGAAAAGCAGCGGCTCACCTGCGGTTTTACTCCACAGCGCCCGTTTAAAACAATCAACCGTGCGGTAATCGAAGCCGCAATCATCACCAGCAAAGACTGGTACACAATTACCGACCCTGCCGCTCACGTTGACTGCGTGAGCATCGTTCTTTCTACCGGCGTCCACACTCTTTACAACGACCCCGGCAGCTCCAACACCAGCCTGACTTCCTGGGGCACATCCAAAGACCCCACTATCAATGAGCTGATTCAGTTCAACCCAGCGACTGTTGGCGGCGTACTGCTTCCTCGGGGTTGCAGCTTGTGTGGCCCGGACCTGCGCAAGACCACAATCCGTCCAAACTTCGTCCCAGCTGTAGCAGACGAGCAACCTGATTACAGCAATCGCCGGGCGATGCTGAAAATCACTGGAACCGGCTATTTCTTCGGTTTCACCTTCATGGACAAGATTGGCCTTGAGGCCAGTCACCACCTGCTCGACGGCTTTCACTTTGCGAGCCAAGCAGAACTCGATGATTTCTACGCCAAAACCTTTAGCGCAGTCGGCAGTGGAGCAGACCTTGGCTCTGCACTGACAGTAACTCGCGGCACGGAGTACGAAATTGTCGGTCCAATCGACCGCGCCGATGCACCTAACCCTGCGTGGGACACCACTAGCAGCGCGTCACCCTACATTTTCAACTGCTCAGTCCGTTCCAACTACGGCATGGGCGGAGCCTTCATGGACGGCTCCAAAGTAGATGGCCTGAAGTCGATGGTGACCGCCAACTTCACTGGCGTATCACTGCAAAAAGACATGAGCTGCTGGCAGCGTTACGACGCCAGCACTTGGACTACCACCACTTACAACCAATTCATTGCAGCTGACCCAGACAACGTGCGGATGAACCCGTCACGTCTGAGCCGCCACATCAGCGCAATCAACAACGCTTTCGTACAAGAAGTTAGCGTCTTCGCTATTGGCCACGGCGTCCACCACTTCACTGACCTTGGCGGTGAAATCACAATCACCAACAGCAATAGCAGCTTTGGTGGATGTGCTGCCCTGAGTAAAGGCTACAAAGACTTTGCTTTCAACCTGGATCGTAACTGGGCAGTAAACGCAATCCGCGTACCCCTAAACCTTGGCGAAAAGACCGGCAACATCCGCCGCATCTACTTGGGTGTTGTTGCTTCAGTAAGTAACTCTCTTATTACACTTGAAGCACCTCTAGCAGCCGACGAAATTAACGAAAGTGTTCCTTCAATCGTTCTAAACGAAGGTTACACTCTTGCATCAGGCACCAAAGTGTGGGTAGAAAACCCACTTGGCGACGACTGGCGCACCGACTTCTCAGCCTCTGCTTGGAGTTCTGCTAATCCCAGCAATCTGAATGTCCTAGGAGGACTACAGCAATCTGGCACAAACAATCCTCCAGAAATTAACACCGACACCGGCCTAAGCACAGCCGTAGGTAAGCGAATTTACATTCGCCGACTAGTCGATACTCGTACACCAGCTGAACGTCGCGTAAGCCTCAAGCTCAACAACACCGCTGTCAGCCGTCTGCCTGAGCGCAACTTTGTTGTGCAAACAGACCCCAGCCGTGCAGGTGGAGCTATTACCCAACTCCTTGGCACCACAGGCAACGACGTTCTTTTGGTCAGCTCTGCTGGCACAGGCGCGGGTTCTCCTGGCGTTGTTCGTGCGTCAGAAATTACGCTGCGCCGAGGCGCTCCCGACCAAACCTACGCAAACAGCACTTTCTACCGCGCTGGAACAGTAGTCAAATACCAAGGCAAACACTACCAAGCACTGTCTGATTTCACTAGCGCCTCAACCGGCGGCCCCACCCTAGATCTCTGGGGCGAAACTTATGTACACATGCGGTCAGCATTTGACCCTGAAGATAGCAACTCAAATGAAGCCCCTATTATCACGCTGAATACTGACACAGATGATGATGTAAACAGCACCGATCTCGGCCTTGACTTTGTTAATGGCTGGACCGCAGCTGGAACTCTGCGCGAACAATATCGCAGTTCCAGTGATTACCAAGCCACCTTTGCGTTTCTAACTGCACTCGGTTTCTCTACTAATGCTGCGCATGCAGCCTTGATTCCTCAGGCTGCGGATGATCGAGACCGCGACCCCACCAGCAACGTTGACTTCCCAACTCTGCCCACTGGTGGCGCTGCCTCCGGCCTGGGTAACTGGGCAATCGAATTCCGTCGTCCCAGCACACTCCGCCTCTACGGTCACGCTTGGGAATGGGCAGGCTTCCTCAACTACACCAAAGCTCTCCCCGCAGTCCAACAAGAGCTTGGAGCACAAAACAAGTTCACCTATTACTTCACCAACGACAACGGCGGCCGCGTCGTACCGCAAGGCAGCAACGAGGACGGCTTTAACGTCACACCTCGCGGCCTTGAAGACATCGAGACTGGCGCAACCCTAAGCGTCGATGCCATCGGCAGCACCCGTCTTGACGACATTGCGCAGACCGATTTCCCCAACGGTCTAACCGCAAGCTCGATCACGGTAGACAACCTCGTTGTCAACACCACCGCAACCCTTCCCAACGTTGCCACTACAACCGAGAGCGCTGGCCCAGTCGAACTTGCCAGTGCCCAAGAACTACGAGACACAACTCAGATCTCGGGTAACAACGATACCCAACGCAACAACAGCATCAACGCAAACCCAGTAGTCGTGACCAAGCAAGGCTTGGAATACTGGAAGACCCAAAACCGCCTTGTTTCCGCAAGCACTGGTACACAGATTGTGTACGTCGATCCAATCAATGGACGAAACATCTCCGCAAATGACTTACTGGCAGACCCCCCAACAACTCCGGGTAAAGCTGTTAAAAACTTAGACGTAGCAGCCAACTACGCACGTACGCGGTTTTCCGCATCAACACTTGTTCAATACAGAGTGGGCCCCGGTCTTATGATCGTCAGCACAGTAATAACTTTTGATACTGTAACGCAGCTGTTTTCTTGGGACTACACAACAAATACTTTTGCCACAAACTTTACAGAAGAAGGTCCTGTGCCATTTATGGGTGGAGCCACCCCCGCATACGATAACTTTGTTGATGTAACTAAACAACCAACTTTTGGAGCAAGAATTCAAGTACAGCGTTTACGTAACTTTACAGATACTCCTATATTGGTAGACGTATTACCAACAAGACTAGTATTTAACGAAGACGCTACTATTTTAGGGTTTGCTTGGTTAGGTATAATGGACACAATGGTAAACGATGCTGTCCCTGATTCATATTTTGACTCCGGTAACAATTTTAATACTCCTATTTCTGAATGGAGAACATCTGCAAAGGCGGATCCTGACAATGCATTTAATTACTATTTGCGCTCGCAGGCATGCCGTAGCGAAAATGCCTCACGCGCTACGTACCCAATTTATGGAGTTAGGCAAAGAGAAGCAGTTGACTTTAGAAAAACCGGTAAACTTTATAGCTGTGCATTTGGGGCACTTAGACCTGCAAGCGCTGGTCAAACTGGCGGAGAAGCTGACAACCAAATTACTATCGCGGTGAATACCGAACAAGTAAGTCTTCGGGGCATCAGAATCTTCGGAAATATAAAAATATCTAGCGAGGTCAATACAGGCACAATCACAGATGATTCCAATGTATATGACCTAACAAAAATTAGATACAGGTTGCCTAGTACAAGTCAGTTTACCATTCAAAACTACAGAATTACCGGATTTGCTCAACAGTTTATCGGGCCGTCCTCTGAAAACAGAGACAGAGAGGTAAACCTAGGTCTTGGTAGCGGTAATCTACCGATTACCCCAGACGGAGCACAGTACAGCTCTAACTACAACTGGAACAACATAACACTACTAAATTACAATAGAACTGTAGCAACATCTGTAGCGGAACCGAGTAACACAGGCTGGAAAACTATCGGACCAGGCTTCCAAGCTTTTATTGCAGAAATAGGTAAATTTACTCCGTTCTTTGGACGAATGTTCAACACTTTTAGAGTATCATCCCCAAATTTTGGAGGGTATAACGGTACTTTTGGAAGGTGGGACGACGACTACACTA